TGTTCGCGTTGTTAAGCGACCATCCTTGGATGGCGAAACGCGAGGTCAATTTGACGATGTTCTTGCAATTCAGGTTGCTAAGGCTCGCTATGCGCTTCTATCTCTTGAAGCAGCAACTAAAGCGGTTCAAGCACCACTTGTAGCCCCTCAAGATGTAAATGAGTTAGCCTTTGGACCAGATGCTGTTATTAGAACTGAACGACCTTCAGATGTTCGCAGATTGCCAATTGAGATACCAGCAGGTGCTTTTGCACAGCAGCAGGTTCTTGAGGGAGAACTGCGCCTAGGAAGTCGTTACCCAGAATCACGCACAGGAAACATTGATGCTTCTATCGTTACAGGTCGTGGCGTACAGGCTCTTATGGGCGGATTTGATACACAAATTAAAACTGCACATGCAATGTTTGCTCGTGCCTTCGTAGAACTTATTGGGCTTGCACTCAAGGTTGACGAAAAAGTTTTTGGCGACATGGAAAAAACTCTACGCGGTACACGCAACGGAGTTCCATACGCAATTAAATATAAGCCAGCACGCGACATTGATGGTGACTACACCGTTGATGTTCAGTATGGTTTGATGGCAGGACTTGACCCTAACCGCGCTTTGGTATTCGGTCTACAGGCTCGTGGAGATAAATTGATTTCCCGTGACTTCCTACGCCGTCAGATGCCTTTCTCTTTCAATGCAACACAAGAAGAAGAAAAGGTTGACACCGAGGATTTGCGTGATGCAATGAAGCAAGCAATTGCTTCTTACGCACAGGCTATTCCTGCACTTGCTTCACAAGGACAAAATCCGTCAGATATTTTGTACAAATTGTCTACAGTCATTAACGAACGCCAAAAGGGTACGCCAATTGAGCAGGCAGTATCAGAAGCGTTCCAACCAGAGAATCCCCCACCTGGTGCGATGACCCCTGAAGCAGTAAGTCCCGACATGCTTGGGCTGCCAGGTGCGGTCCCTCCAGGTGAGGGGCAACTTCCTGAAGGCTTAAGTGCTACAGGTCGGATGATTGGTGTTGCTCCAGGACAAATTGCTCCTGGTGGTCGCCCAGATGTTCAATCGCTTTTAGCAAGTTTAACCCAAAGAGGCGAACCTAATCTTCAGGCTTCCCTCGTCAGACGACTACCAGTGTAAGGGAGGTGACGATATGAAGAAAATGAAGAAGGCAGCAGGCAAGAAGCCAGCAAACCAAGGTTCAGCAGGAAAGCCAAACACAATGAAGCCACTTATGGCTAAGAAGGCTTCCTCAAAGGGTGGCAAGACATACTTCTCAAGCAATCCAAGCGGAACACGCGGTTCACGCAGCAAGTAATTTAAAGACCTGAGCAAGTCCCAAAACTGCTCAATTAAATTTAAATGAAATGAGCGCTATTTTAGCGAGAGGTAAACATGGCAATTCGTAAAGAAAATAATTTTCAAGTATCCGCCACAGGTGGCGCAGGTACCAATGGACAACCTGCACGATACGCAGCAGGTATTGATAACGCACAAGATTTTTATGACATGCAAACCTCTGCTCCTATGGCTGGAGCAAACCCTGAGATTGCTGCAAAACAAGCAACTATGGGTAACGCTGCTCCAAAAATAAGCCTTGCAGGAATTGTTCCACTTGGCGCACCAACACAATATCCAGATGAGGGTGTTGATACAGGTGCTGCACTTGGACCAAATGCTGGTTCAGAAGTAATGGCTGCGCCAAGTATGTTGCAAGCACAGAACAATGAAGATATTGCAGCCCTTGCTGCATACCTGCCTTTTTATGCAAAGATTGCCGAATCACCACAGGCATCTAATGCAACCCGCAACTGGTATCGCTACATCCGTAGTCAGGTACAGGGCGGATGAGTTGGTTAGATAATTTAGGTAAGTTAGCAAAGTCAGCAATTGACTTTACTGGTTTACCAGGACTATTTAAAGACTTAGCAACTGCAGGCTCTAATGATGACCCGTGGTATGTAGATGGCATTAACTTTGTTAAGAACACAGCCAAGGTTGCCACAACTCCAGTTCGCGCTGCTGTTGGTGGATTGCTTGCTGTTGGTGAAGCATCATACGAACTAGGTGGCAGAGTACGCCGTGAAGGTGTTGAAACACTCCTTGACCAACCGTTCATGTACAACAAGTTTAAACGCCCTGGTGAGTCATACGCTGATTACACCATCCGCGTTGAAAAAGAAAAAGAAAACATTTCACTTGGTCAAGCAGCGCTTTCTGTTCTTTCTCCAGGCTCTGCTGGCGGAGAAAAGAGTGGTTGGCTTCAAGATTGGACAGAGAATAACTTTAAATTCCTATCTGCTGGTTTTGATGTATTTGACCCTGAAGATAGAAAAATTGCTTTTAGTGAGCAGTACACAGGTAAGTTTTTATCTGGCTTACAAGACATCACAGCATCAACAATTATTGACCCATTAACCTTTACTGGTTTCTTGGGTAAGGGTGCTGTTATTGCAGCCAAGGCTCCGATGCTTGACCAAATTTCTGGTCGCACAGCCCGTGCTGTATTTGGTAAGTTTGCAATGACACCAGAGCGTATGGATAACATCCTTACTAAAGCCCTTGAGGGAACTGGTGAAGGACTTACAGATGTTCAATTCCTTGCTCGCTCAAATGCTCGTGAGCAGTATGAATACTGGCGCAAAAAGAAAGTAACCAACCCAGATGCCATGGCGTATCTTTTTGGTCGCGCCACTAATGAGCAAGAAGTTGTAGATACTTTTAGAGCAGTAATGTTCAAGGATACAAACTCAATTTCTAAAATTGCAGATGCCGATGCTGAGGCAGCAATTGTTCTTGAGAACATGAACGATGTGCCACACCCACAGCGTATGTTCCTTGAAGGCAAAAGCGATGGAGATTTGATTACCTCACCTAAGTACAATGAGGCACTTGGTGGTTATGTTGGCAAACTAAAAGAAGAAGATGACCGCTTCCGTGCTGCGCTAGAAACTGTACAAACTGGTGGACAGATTAAGTATGGTTTTAGCCGTGGACCTTGGGAAGGTAAACTTGCTGAGAAGTCTAAGAAGCAAGCACAGTTAACTTTTGCTGAACCAGACTCTGTAGTTTTCCAAAAGACAAGCCTTCACCCAATCGTTAAGGTTGTTAACTACTTCACCAAAGAATTGCCAAGTGGTGTATTTAATGTTAACGATGGTGACTCATATATTGAGTTTAATGCTTTCTTGCGTGAGGCTAATGAGTTGTCAAAGGGCGCATTTGGCGCACGGGCTGCAAATTACGCTGACCAGTATTTAAACGCTGCTACTCAAGGCGAGCGCATGGTTGTTATTAAGCGTGCTGAAATGGATGCAATGGCTACATTGTTTCCAAACTATGACCAGCAGACAATTGAAAAGTTATATGCAATTTTTGATTATCGCCGTGCATCACGCATTAAGCAGCACCGCGACCAAGGCTTTGTTTCTTACTTAGAAAACGGTCAAGTTGTAAACGCTGTTAGCCCAGTACTACAGCGCGAATCAGCAAACTTTGTAATCATCGCAGACTTGCGCAAACTAAAGTATGCAATTGATTCACATGAGCGTATTCTTCCTGGCATCCTTGATGGACTTAACTTTGAAGATTTGACCTTCCGTACACAAAAGGGACTATCTGCCCTAGGTACGATTAACGACATTTTTAAAACCTCTGTGCTTATGCGCCTTGGTTATACTGTTCGTAACATTACCGAAGCACAACTATCTATGTTGGCTAAGGGATTTGCTATGCCAGCAATGGTTGCAGCAGGCGGAGCAGAAGGCGTAAAGCGTTTCTTTGGTAATCGCAAAGTTGGCTTTACCCGTCTTATTGACCAAGTAAATGTTATGGCTGGTCGCATTGACGATATTCCAACAATGCAATATGCCTTTATGACTGAGGTTGATAAGTTGCGTGCTATTGACATGAGCCGTAAGCAACTTGCAAAGGCTATCTCACAGCGCATACGAGATATAGAAACAGACAAGTTTAAAGTTCGTCTAACTGGAGATGTTGGTCCACTCACCGTAGAGGATGAGTTAACCACGCTGCGTGGAGCATTGGCTGACCTAGAATCAGTTACCCTCTATCACGGAAGTTCAGAGGCGGGATTTGCCCTAGACCAAACCCGTGCATTAGCGGCATCTGCATCACCAACTATTGCTCGCAGATACTCAGAAGGTGCAACCTTCCACTCTGCAGAGAACTATCTAGCAACACCATCTGGTCGCCCTGGAAAGATTACAGATGTTGATGCAAGAATTTCTCAAGCACAACGCGCTATCCGCGATGCTGAGAAAAAGATTGTTCAGGCTGAAAAAGACATTGCTGCCTCTGGCTCAACCCAGTGGGATGTAAACCTTCTTCGTCAAACAATTGCAGATAATAAGGCAATTCTTAAGAAGGCTCGTGCTTCTGAAAAAGGCGCAGAGCGTAGAGCAGCAACACTTGATGATGCAGCAGATAACCTGCTAACAGACATGATTGCTGCTAAGAACGCTGGCAGAGAAGTTGAAATGCGCACAGCCCGTGGCTGGCGCAAGGTTGAATCCCTTGACTTCCAGCAGATTCGTCTTGCCGAAGAAGGCGAACTCAATGTTAGCCCAGAACTATTCCGCCGTGCGGTATTCCGTGTTAAAGGTGGCAGTGGTTCTGTAAATGCAGTTCGTGTTTATGGAGAGGCTCTATACCTAACCAAGTGGAGCGATGTTCCAGTAGAACTCCGCGAGTTAGCATTTGATAACAAACTTTCAAATTTCAGAGCATGGGTAAGTTCAAAGGGTTGGCAAGACCAAAACTCACCAATCTACAAGTACCTACGCGATAATGGCTATGGTCGTGCTGTTGTTGCAGACGACAAGCGTGCTGGTGGTGTGTCACACATCGTATTGCCAGAGGCAGTCGGTGGTAAAGGTCGCACTCGTTCAGTCAATGAATATGTTTCTAAACTACAAGAGCGTGCTGCTATTGAGATGCAGGAAGATTTCCCTGTACTAGAGCAGGCAATGGCTACTCCAAAGGAGCGCCGTGCTGCACGCACTGCTGCTCGTAAGGCTGCTCGCGCTCGCCGTGGCGAAAGTTCTGTATCTCCTTACTACAATAAGGAAAATGTTGATGCCATGATTAACAATGGTGTTGAAGATGCAGCAGAAAACTTGGCTCGCCTATACAGCATGTCCCATGCTCATCTTGATGACATGTCAGCACGCTTAAGTTCACGCATTACCCGCGCTGAAAGCAATGCAATTAAGCAGCGTACTGGCTATGGCTACATGAACATTGAGGCAAATGGTCAGACATACGAAGTTCCTGAACTATTCCAAGATGCAACATGGTTTATGGGTCGCACTTCTGCTGAAGATACATGGAACGCCATGGTTGGAACTCAAGAAATGGCTTTCTCAGCAGGTATTGGCGCACGAACAGTAAGCCTTGTTAAGGCAAATGACCCTCGTTACTTTGAGGGTTGGGCAAACATTTTGAATATGCACTTCCGTGACCCTGAAACTGGCATCATGGACCCAGTTGTTCGCCGTATTTTAGACGGAGAAACTGACAAAGACATCCTTAACTGGATGACTCGCTCTTATGAGGGTCGTACATACGCCAATGACACATACACATCTGTCAAGGAAGGCTATGGATTCACCAAACTTAAGGGTGGAGAACTTGATGAGGACTTGCTAGAGAAGATTAACATTACTCGCAGCGCCGTTAAGTTGTATATTCCAGATGAAGAAACAGCATTATTCCTCAGTACTGCAGCACCAGACGGCAAACCGCTAACTGGTGGCGATGTACAGAACTACTTGCGTGACCGTTTTGGCAGTAACCCAGAAAACTTGCCAGATATTAACGGCTTGCTTGTTACAACTAGCAAAGAGTACAAAGACCAAGAACGCCTGATTGATACTTTCAATCGCCGTGTTATGCGTTTCCTTGGTTCACTACCTGAAGATGTTTTTGCTCGTCACCCACTAGCACGCGCTCAGTACAACCGTAACATAAAGATTAACCTAGAGAACATGGCTGCTGGCAAGGGAACTGAAAAGTTAACTGCCGAAGAAATCAACCGTGCTATCAGGGGCGCTCGTGAAGATGCTCGCCGTGAGGTTGAGCGCACACTGTTTACTATCGTGCGCCGTACCCGCGCTTCTTCAAGCCAAGTAATGCAGTTGATGTTCCCGTTCTATGCAGCGTATGAAAATACTATGAAGCGCTGGTCTGGAATTATTGCTGAGAACCCACAGGCTGTAGCAACTGCTGGTCGTACTATTGCCCAAGTTGTTAACGGTCAGACCGTTGTTGACCAAGATGGTAACCGCATTACAGATGCTAAGAAACTATCTGGCGATGGCATGGCTAACCTTGTAATACAAGTTCCAGAAGGATTTATTAAGTCATTGCCACAGCAATGGCAAGAGGTAGCACAAAACGCATTTAAGACAGTAAGCATCCCGCTTTCATCCTTAGATGTTATTACACAGGGACAGCCTGGCAACCCAGGATTTGGACCTTATGCAGTGCTTCCAACATATTTGATTCTGCGTAATCGCCCAGAGTTAGAAGAAGCGTTTAAACCTTTGTTCCCTGCTGGTATGCCACAGTCTGCAACAGACTTGTTTGCACCTGCTGCTCTACGGCGTTTAAACACCATGTGGCGACAGGATGAACTATATGTTCGTACCTTCAATCAGATGCTCCGCTATGAAGCCTACAACTTCAACAGTGGCAAGCGTACTGATGCTCCTACACTAGATGAGATTACCGACAAGACAAATAAGTTTTTCTTGCTCCGTGCTTTAAGTTCTATATCAATGCCGTTTGCTATTGCTCCAGAAATGGACTTCTACCAGCAAACCTACCGCCAGTTCCTAAACCAATACGGTCCAGGCGAGGCAGAAGCACGATTCCTTGAGATGTACCCAGATTACTTTGAGGCTACGGTAAGCCTGTCTAAGTCACCAGGAAGCCTTGAGGCTAACCTTGATACAGTCAAGAACCTTAAGAAGTTCCGTGGACTTATGGCAGCAGCCGAAGCATCAGATAATCCAGAACTTATTGGATTCTTGGCTAATGACTTTGATGGTCAGTACACATTTAGCCAAGCAGCATACCAATGGCAGTACAACCAAGGCGCTTACCCTGGCTCTAAGAACACTTACCGCCAGAACCGTAGCCCTGAAGAACTGCTACGAGATGCAAACATTAAGCGTGGTTGGACTCAGTTCAATTCCCTTATGGGTCAAATCAACACATTTAAGATTCAAAACGGAATCGTATCTGACACAGATAACCGTATGGATGTAATCAACGGTGCTAAGAAGTTATGGCTTCGCCAGATGGCAGAAGAAAACTTTGACTGGTATTCAGAATACATCTCGCCAGACAGAGGTAAATATGAGCGCCGTGCAATGGTGCTTAAGCAAGCCCTATCTGATAAGAATTGGATGGCACAAAATGGTGACCGCCCAGTAGTAAAAGCAATGGCTGTATACCTAGATGTTCGTGAACAGGTCAATCAACTACTTACCCAACGCGAACAATTAGGTGGCTCACGGATGTTATCGGCTAAGAAAAATGCAGATGTTGCATATGTCTTTGAGCAGGTAAGACAGCAACTTATTGCTGAAAGTCCAGAGTTTGAAGAATTCCTTAATCGTTACTTTATCAATGACACGGTGGTGGTCTAATGGCTAAAAAAGAAACTCCAGGTACCGCATCAGGAACTGCTGCTGGAACTGGCTCAAATACAGGTGGCGTTGATTTAGCAGCCCTAGTTGCTGCAGCACAGGCTGCTGGCTTGGGTGGAGATGCTACAAGCAAAGGACCAGTTTTCACACAGCAAGAGGCTGCTGCTTATGTACAAAGCGTGTATCAACAGTTGCTTGGGCGTAATGCTGTAGGCGCGGAATACACCAAAGGTATCAATATTTTCTTGAATCAGTCCAAAGATACATCTGTCACTGGTCGTCAGGCTGCTCTTGTTCAGGCTGTAGAAGGAACCTCAGAGTTTCGCAAGCGTGAAGAAAACAAATACTTAGATGCTATCTATAGCGCGGTTATGGAAGATGTTAGAAAGGCTCAGGGATAATGGCGGAAAGAACTGCTGGTTTTGCACCTGATGTAGAAACTCCCGAAGAAACCCTGCGCAAACTTGGTCTTGCTATTTATCAAAATGAGCAGATTATTAAAAGCGCTAAACCTGGTAGCCCACAGTTTGAAAAGGCTAAGAAGGCTCTTGTTGAATTGCGCAAGCAATTTGCTGTTGCCAATGAAGCAGTAAATAAACAACGCGAAGGCGAAAAGGCTACTGCTGCTGCAAAAGCAAAGGCTAAGGCTACAGAGGAATTAAAGCGTGCAGAAGCCCTTGGTGATGAAGAAAAAGCCAGAATAGCAAGAGATAAAATCAAGAAGGCTGAAGAAGGCGTAACTGATAATGCTAAAGACAGCGATGGCGATGGCATCCCAGATGTTAAAGACAACCTTCCAAATGTAAAAAATCCAGACCAAAAAACTGGCACTGGCACAACCAAGCCAAAAGTTACTACTGCCTCAACTGCTGGAGCCAAAGGCTCTGGCGCTGGTGCAGGAGCAGGCGCTGGAGCAGGTGCAGGTGCCGACACTGGTGCAGATAACAAACAAATTTGGATAAGTTTCCTTCGTAAGACATTTGCTGGTCTTGAGGATAAAACTCAAAAAGACCAGATTGACAAATTGTTTGATTTGGCTGTTGCTCAGAAGTGGGATGAAAAAACCTTTATGGAAGCCCTTAAGGGTACTGCTTGGTGGCAAAACACCTTTCCAAGCCTACGCCAGTTCTTCCTAGACACAAATGACCCACGCAATAAAAGCACATTTGCTGAAAAAGTAAAGAACAACATTGATACAATCAATGACACTTTAGAAAAACTTGGAATCTCTGCTCAATTTGTAGACCCAGTTACAGGTAAAGTCAATGACAACAAAGACTTTATTGAAGGCATTGCTATGGAAGCAATCAAGAATAATTGGGATGATAACCAAATTCAAAATTACTTGGCTACCAAAGGCAACATCCTTTTTACTGGTGGTGGAACCATTGGCTCCTACTACAACCAAGTAAAGCAACAGGCTTATCTATACGGAGTAACCCTTGATAAGACTATGCAGGATACGATTAACTATTCTTTGCTTGACCCTAATGACGGTAGAGATATTAACTACTGGTTAAACAATGTCAAGCAGATGGCTATAGATACTCCTGAGTATAAGCCTTTCTTAGAATCTCTTAAGGCTGGTCGTAATCTGTACGAAGTAACAAATAGTTATCGCGCTCAGATGGCTAATCTATTAGAGGTTGATTCAACAGCGATTACTTGGAAAGACTTGATGAGTAAGGTTATTGATAACCAATCAGGCAATGCTCGCACATTTGCTGACTTTACAAAGCAATTAAAACAAGACCCACTATGGCAGTACACCCGTAATACTTGACTTGGCTAAGATGTTTGGATATTCGGGGTAATCATGGCTGAACTAATTAAACCAGACGAAGTTCTTGCTAAACTTCAAGAGCAATTAGCAACAGCAACTACTGCACAAAAAGCAACCATACTTGAGCAGATTAACAAAAGACAACAAGAGATATTCAAGGCATCAGGATTCTCAAATGTGGGTTTTGGTGGTGCTGGTTATTATGTACCTGGCGCTGGACAAGGCATTGGCACAGAAGTACTTGAACCAACTGGAACTCCTGGAGTTTATCAAAAGTCGGTTATCACATCTGATACATCTGTTGACCCCTACGGAAGAAAAAGCGTTGGCGTAACAGGAAATAAGCGTACATTTTATGATGCCAATGGCAATGTATTAACGCCAGAACAAGTTGCAAAAACTGCTGCAGGGCAGGGCTTTGCTCAGGCTGGTTGGGATATTGGTTTTGGCGCTGGTGTACTTCCAAGTGGCACACCTATCATAGATAGGACATCTGGAACGGGAAACCGCTTAGGGATGGGCAGTAGCACTGATACTGGTTCATCCACAAATACATCAACTGGTTTAACCGCAGCCGATGTTGCTACACAAGCACGCCGTACAGCACAGCAAGAGTTTCGTGCAGCCTTGACTGATATGGGTCTTGCAGACCTTGCTGATACCGTAGATGAAATGATTAAGCAAGACTTTACCACTGCCCAAATTCGCTTAGAATTACCTAAGACTAAGGCATACGAGTTGCGCTTTCCAGGCATGAAAGCCCTTCGTGATGCCAAGCAAGCCATTAGTGAGGCTACTTACATCTCAATGGAAAAAGGTTACCTTCAAACTCTTGGAGCCTATGGATTAGATGCAAGTGTTCTTGGAAGCCGTGAGCAACTTGGAAAGTATATTGCTAACTTAGTTTCCCCTCGTGAATTTGAGGAGCGAGTTGACATTGCTGCAACGCGTGTTAAAGAGAACCCAGATTTGATTTCTCAATTTAAAGTTTACTATCCAGAGGTAGATACATCAGCCCTAACTGCATATCTACTAGACCCAAACAAGGGTATGGATATTATCAAGAAGCAAGTTAGAACAGCAGAAATCGGTGCTGCTTCTATTAAGGCAGGCTTTGGTGTATCAACACTTGGAACTGCTGCTGCTGAAGCACTCATTGGAGCAACTGGCACTGCAACCTATGCTGCTCTATCGCAATCATTTGCTAGAGCAAAAGAACTTGCTACACAACAATCTCGCCTTGCAGCAATTGAAGGCACTGGTTATCAAGATTTAGAAGCAATTGGAGCAGTTGTTGGTGGAGATATAACAAAGACACTTGCTTCTCAAGCCCGTGCCGAGAGAGAAGTATCTCGCTTTGCAGGTAGAAGTGGAGTAACTTCCACATCACTAGCAACGCCTGGCATGCAAATATAAGAATCCCCACCCTGACCGACCAGCCCAGGGGGGCGTACAAGTCTGGAAGCAATAGCCAAAGTAGTTTCCCCGAACTGCCTTGTGGATTGCGAATACAACTAGAAAAAGGGAGATAGGTAGATGGCTACCAACTATGAATACGATGACGAAGATGACGACACCACAACTGATGTTGTCGGACAACTCCGCAAAGTAAACCGTGCGCTAGAAAAGCGTGCGAAAGAACTAGAACAGGAGTTGAGCGGTCTGAAAACTCAGACTCGTCAGCGTACTGTCAAGGATGTGCTACAGGCTAAGGGATTAAACCCAAAGATTGCTGCATTTATACCAGCAGATATTGATACTTCCGAGGAAGCAATCAGTAACTGGGTAAATGAATATGGCGATGTATTTGGTATCCAAGCACCTACAGAGGAAAAGCCTGCACAAAAGAGTCCAGAAGTTATGGCACAAGCAAGAATCAATAACATTGTCGCTACTGGCACTGCGCCAGATGTTGACGAAGATGCATTTGCAAAGATTGCTGGAGCCAAAACTCGTGAGGACCTAGATGCACTCCTTGGATTGCAATAACTAACCCATACATCAACCAATCACCAGGAGGTGAACCTACATGGCATATACCGACACCTCGGCGCTCGCTGGTCTAGTCAAGACAGCGTATGACCGTTATGTTGAATTTGCCCTCCGCGCTCAGCCGATGATTCGTGCTGTTGCGGATAAGAAGCCTGTACAGCAGGCTATGCCAGGCAACTCCGTTGTATTCTCACTCTACAACGACTTGGCAGCAGCGACTTCTACGCTATCTGAAACAACAGATGTAGATGCAGTTGCACTTAACAATGTTGATACAGTTTCCGTAACTCTTAACGAATACGGCAACGCATCACTTGTTACCCGTAAACTACAGTTGTTCTCACTCTCAGATGTTGACCCTGCAGTTGCAGACATCATCGCTTACAACATGGCTGACTCTCTTGACACAGTGGCACAGAATGTCCTTGTCCAAGGCACCAATGTTATCTACGGTGGAACACGCACATCCACAGCAACAATCACAGCATCAGATACCATTGATTCTGCAGACCTTCGTAAGGCTGTTGCTAAACTCCGCTCCAACAAGGCTGTTCCTCGTGCAGGAAGCCTCTACTGGGTCGGTATTCACCCAGAAGTTTCACACGACCTCCGCGCCGAAACAGGCTCGGTTGGCTGGCGTGAATCGCACCTACACACCGATGCTTCACTCGGCAACTTGTTTGCTGGTTCCATCGGAACATACGAAGGTGCCTTCTACATTGAAAACCCACGCATGTACTCTGCTAAGTCAGGTGCATTGCTACCACAGCAGTAACTGTTGCTGGTACATCAGCAGGCTTCACCTTCGGTGTTGCTTCTTCTTCAGTAATCGCTACTCGCGCAGAAGTTGGCGACAAGATTGCTGGAACTGGTATCGCTTCAGGTGCAAAGATTACTGCACTTTCAACATCAGGTTCAACAACCACAATCACTGTTGACACCGCTAACACAGCAGCAGTTACAGCAACAACCGTTGTAACTGTAACTCCAGTAACTCGCGTATTCTCAACCATCCTTTGCGGAAAGCAAGCGTTGGCAGAAGCCGTTTCACAGGAGCCAAATGTTGTTATCGGTCCAGTGACTGATAAGTTGATGCGTTTCCGCCCAATCGGATGGTACGGTGTTCTCGGATGGAGCATCTATCGTCAGGATGCGCTATATCGCATTGAAACTGGTTCTTCAATCGCTGCTCTCTAGTTGATTGACTGTCAAGCAGAGCCTTGAAACTCTGCTTGGCGGTGAGTCCATTAAGGAGGATTCATGTCAATGTATTACTTCACTACCCCTACGGTAGATGAAACTCCTGCAGGGGATAACATCCTCTTTGCTCGCTACAAGATAGCCCGTGGAATCTCAGTCTTGCGTTTAAACGGTGTATATTCCTCATACAGATACCCAAGTCAGATATTGACTAATACCGCAGAGGAGTACTACGCAGGTGGTACTACAACCTTAATTACACAACAGACAGCCGATGCGCTAACAGCACAAGGCTACGGAGAGTACATAACACCAGCATGAGCCTACATCAACAACAGACCCACCCAGAATTTGTGGAAGGTTGTTTTGGTTGCAAGTTAGGAACTCTTGTAATGAATACAGGAGAAGCCAA